AACACGTTGTTACCGCCCCAGCGCATATTGCGGGGACCGCCAGCGCGACCCTTCTCAAGCTGCGCGAGCAGCGGGGTCACGAGGTTCTGCACCTTCTCGCGGAACTGGCTATAGACGTTCTTTAGGAGGCCAGTAAGTTCCGCATCCGTAATAACCGTAGGATTCGGCATGAGTTAGTACCTGTTACGAGAGTGAGTTACCGGATGGATGACAACACTTCGTCCAGCGCACTGGACACCGCATCGTCAACCGAAGCAATTCGTGATGCCCGTGGCTTCTCTGTCGATGTTCCGCCAGAGCGTCCAATAGGCTTGGTGGCCTGACCGACCACCCGCTTGGCCTTCTGTGCGTCCACACGCGCTCGCTCCAGTTCCTTGCTTTCCTTCGCTTGTACGGGCGAAGGCGCAACGGGCTGGGCACGACGGCTATGCTGGAATTGCGCCCATGATGCCAAGTCATCCACGATGTACTTCCGCACCGCATCGTAACGTGACGCCGGAATGTATGGCTGCCCATTGGGAGCCACCTCGACGTGCGCTTGCATCGCGTAAGTAAACCGTTCTAACAGTTCGTCGGGAGCGATTGTCGGCAGTGCAGTCACAATCATGTCGATGGCTGGCGACACTTCGCTCTCGTAGAACTGCGCCCCACTGCGTTCAATATCGGCCATCTGGTACTGAACGCGCAAGTTTTCTGTTTCCCGCATCGCTCGCTCGGCACGTTTCTCCGGCGAGTTCTCTACTTCATACGCTTCACGCACGGCATACAAGAAGTCTTCGTCCGTGAGCAGTCGTTCGATCTGCGCTTCGCGCTCCTGCAACACGGTCGCGTACTGCTCCAACTCTTGCTGCGTAAGTTGCGCTTGCTGTTCCACCTGCTTGATCTGCTGTTCGCGCTCGGCGTTGTACACGCCCCACTGCGCGAGCTTTACCACTTGGTCGAGCCGGTCCTGCCGCACCTTTCCGTTGGCCTTGTACTCTACGACCAGATCGGGGATTTCGACTTCGCCTTCCGCGTCCTTGAGGGTGAATTCGGTTGCCAGCGCATCCTTCACCACGGGGACCGCGACATACCCTTCTGGGAGTTCGACGGCTGCTTCGTCTGCTGTCTCGTCGTCGGAAGACGTTACCGCTTCGTCTGCGTCGGTCGTGGGGTCGATATCTGGTGCCGCTTCCACTTCCGGCGTGTCCGTCACGGGTGCTTCCGTGTCGTCTACGTCGGGAGTGGTGGGAGGCAGCGCAGAGTCTACCGCACTGGCAATCGCTTCGGAAATATCCACAAGATCCTCTTAGGGTTGACCCGACAGGGCATCGGCAGCTTGCGCGGCCTGTTCCGCTTCTGGGGTTCCCGTCAACTGCTGCTGGAGCATCCCAACAACACCGATTGGGGGGTTCCCAGACGCCAGCGGCATCTGTCCGGGGGAAATGGCGGGCACACTTGCGGCTGGCCCCACACCGGCAGGAGCAGGAGCGGGTGCGCCGCCCTGCGGTGGCATCCCTCCCTGTTTCTGCGTGGCTTGATTTGCCAAGGCCATCCACCGCTCTTGCGCGGCTTGGATGATCTCCGGCGACAAGTCGTCTTGCAGCAGGATCTCGCGCTCCAGCACATCTTGGTGGATCGCTTCGTTGTCCTGCCAGCGCATATCGGGCACGAGTTCGCCAGAGCGGATCGCATCGGCCACCCGCTTGGCGCGCGCTTCCTGATCTTCGTCGGGCGTCCCGATGTCCTTCGCCATCGCAAACATCTGGCGGCGACGGTATTCCTTGAGGTCGATCACGCCCGTCTGGAGCCAGTTGTCCAGCAGGTAGAGGCGGAACGCCATCGGCATCGGCATCAGTGTCGCCGGTTCCACGCGCACATCCGACTGTCCATCAAAGTCACTGGCGCTGACCGCACGGGCCAAGTCGGGGCGATTCTTACCAATCGCGCCCAGTGACCGGGGCAGAGAATAGCCCCACGCCATCGCGGCCGTCGTGACCTTGCACCAGTCGGTGTAGGAATACGACAGGGCCGTGATGGGCGGCGAGAAGACGCGCTCCAACTGCTCACGGCTGGCGATGATCGCTCGACCCGATTCGCCGGTGACCTGCCCACGGCTGACCGCGTTCCAGCCGGACGCATCCTCAAACGCCGTCTTCTCCAGCGCCAAGGCTTCCTTCACATCGTTTCCGACGCTGAAACCCTGCACCGGCTGGATGGTATCGCTCATCGGTCCTGCGCCACGGACTTCGATCATGGAGGTTACGCCACCCATGAAGGTTTCCGTGGAGATCGCGTTCGGGCGCGTGAGGAACCGCCCACCCGCGTTTACGCGAATGTTCTCAACCCACTTTGACAGCAGCGCATTGACGCGCATCTGGTGGTCTAGCCACTGCTCCATGATGGGGCGCGGATAGTACGACGGATCGCTGGACCCATCACGCACCGCCACGACAGGGATCACGCCCCAGAGCAACGGGGACGGACCAAAGACCACGTTGTTGCCCACCACCACCATCTGCAAACCTTCGGGGAGGGCATCGGGATGGGGCGCAACGTAGACCGTGAGGCGCTCGGTCACATCTTCGTTTCGTAGGCGCTGGCCTTCGCCTATCGTCGTCTGCGTCAACACCCACGACCCGATACCCTCAGCACCCGAATAGGTCGGCGCATTGCCGGGGGACTGCATCGTGTCCGACGCATCCAAGCCCGTCACGCCATACCGGAAACTGGCTTCTGACCGCGAGATGACTTCGCGGATAATGACCCAATACGGCGCTTGCGTAGCGGTCGCGTTCGGGCTGACCCGCACCTGCTCGACGCGCAACGTTTGACAGCCGATGTCGCCCAGCGGCTTGCGCTGACCGGGACGCTCGCCAAGGCGCTCATCCCACGGGCCACGGTCGGGATCCCAGAACATATGCCAGAAGCTCACGCCGTCCGTCTGTGCCCAGAACGCGGCTTCCCGCCCGATGCGCTGCATCTGCTGTTGCTCGTACTGGTACTCCAGCGCGAGCTGCTGCGCGGTGGCCTTGCGCTTGTCGTCAGGGTCTTGCGTCGAGGGCGTGACCGCGAAGCCCGGCTTCTGATCCATCATGATCTGGAGTCGCTGGTCCAGCGCCTTGTCGATCATGTTGTACACGACACGGGCAGCGTCACGCGGACGGGCCGGTTCACGCCACGGCCCAAGGCCCGAGGCCGAGATCCACTGCTGCCCCGCACGGAACAGGCGATTGCGCTCGACGAGGTGCAAGTGCATCTGCACCGACTCGCGGCGGCTTACCCACAGGCCGTGGCACCATGACGCCCACGCTTGCATCGACTCCGCCATGTCTGGCGTAGCCAGCGGGAAGTCTGCGCCGTACATCGCCTTCTGGAGCGCGGAGAGATCTTCGTCCGGCGTTGCGCCCGTATCCTCTGGCGCGTTCGGTGCGACTTCCGCGTTCGGATCACGCGGCGTTTCCGCACTTAGCAGATCGACCATCATCTGCTCAAGGTTCATCCCTTCTTCTAACTCTGGCGTCAGCGGCAGCGTCATGTGTCTTACCCGTCAATGCGTCCAATGCCTACGGCGCTGCGGACCTTGTTCCAGTCACGCAACTCCTCAAACCGCTCACGCACAGCGCGGAGGACTTCTTCCTGCGCCCATGCTTCGCGCTCTTGCATCGCGTAGGCCACGAGGTCTTCTGGTACGTCAATCTCATCATACGCTGTCGCCGTTGCCGTTGCGCGATGTGGCGCAAACGCCAAGGCCACCTTGCACACACGGAATACCGACGCGAGAACGACCGCTGCCCATATTCCGTGTGCGAGGAGGGACATATCAGACGCCATTATACTTGAGCGTGATGACGGGCGAGCCGGACGTATAGGCACTGCACCGCGCCCGGACGCCGGAGTACGCCTGAGTGCTGGCGTTCCAGATCCCTGCTGCCGTCGCCGTGGTTACGGCAGTCGTTGCCGCCGGAGCCGACCCGACCGGCTGCATATGCAGCGCCACCCAGTTCGTGTTGTCGCAGGTCGCCTCAAAAGTGATCGTCGCGCTCAACGCACCAGCGATCTGCACCGACACGTTCCCGCTCGACGGAAAGCCTACCAGTGTCGCGGCATCGTTCTGTGCTGCCACCGTCACACTGTTGCGCATCTGATTGCCAACGGACATCGCCTACCTCCTCAGTCTTCGTGGTCAGTTACAGTCCCATGCCCGCAACGACTTATTGATCCGCGAGTTCGGATCGTTCGCCGTTTTCGCGCTGGTCAGCTTTTCCTTCATACCCTTCATGCGCCGACAGAACGCCACCCGACGCTTGGCCTTGGTGGGCGACTGTGCTGCCGCCTCCTTCTTAACGGGCGGCTTAATGTCTCGGCCTTCAGCGCGAAGCGAGGCGCGGCCCTTTTCGTTCAGGCCACCCTTGGGGTCTTTCCCTTCGGCTCGCTGCCACGCTGGAGTTTTTGGCATTACGGCTTCCTTTTGTAAATACGCTGCAGCGGATGATTTTTGAAGACCGGCTCTTTCAGCAGTTCTTCTACGATGCCGCCTGCGCCGGGAGTTTCAGCTTCAACTTTGGCAAGTTCTTGGGCGTAATCGTCTCTGCTTTTGCCTTTTTCAAAAAACTGTGGAGTGTTTCGTAGCACATCCATTGCTGAAGCAAACGCTTGGGCGTAGCCTTCTCGCGGAGATGACTGATAGTAAGCGTCTACTTTGCTTCGTGCAGCGTTGACAAGCGACCGCTGCCGTTCAAATGGGTCGTTGGACTTCTGTTCCTGTACACGCCACTCCTTGGGCGAAACCTGAACTAGCTTCCCTGTAGTGGGTGAACGCGGAGGTGCTGGTGGCAAGTCAATTTCTGGCAACCGAAACGGTGCGTTGCGCCCCGGTGGGTTAGACCGTCGAAAATCAGCACGATGTCCAGCTTCGTGCGACAGGGCGTTGAGCGCAACACCCATGCTCTCCTCGGGATTTTTGTTTAAAGACTCCTGAGAAGGGTCCATGATTACGTTGTCAAAAATAGGGTTGTACCCAGCCAGTCCATTTCTGGCTCGCAGCAAAACCGTTGCCACAAGGTTTGAAAAAGTCGTTGGCTTCCCTCCGCCACTGATCTGCCATAGCGTATCTGCCGCTGGCGAGCGCAACGTCTCGCCAACGATTTTCTTCGCCCTTGGTGAGGGCGAGAACATTTCTTTGATACGTTTCGGCGGAACAGCCATCAGTCCTCCTCGTCTTCGTCTTCTTCGTCTTCCGAGTCGTCTTCCGACTCGTTCATGTCTTCGTCGTCCGACTCGTCGCTCTCATCCTTGAGCAGCGCCAACTCGGCCTTGAGATAGCCGATCTTTTCTTCGAGCGCGGCGATCTTGTCCGCCTTGGACATCTTTTCGTCCTGCTCGTCTTCGCCCTTGCCCATCGGACCGTCCATCGGGCCACCCATGCCCTTCGGCTTCCCAATGGCAATCATCACCGCTACGCCGGGGCCTTTGCCCTTACGCTGCATAACGGGCTTCCGCTTGAGCTTGGCGGCGAGCTTGTTCTTCAAGTCCTGTTCTTTGCTGGCGACCGCTTCCATTCCACGTTTCGGCATCTGAATTCCTCTTACCACCCGTCAGACGGGAGTTGTGACGTAAAATTGCCCACCGCCGTCAAAGACCGTGGCGGTCCTGACTCGCCATCCTCCACGTTACCGTCCCGTCCCCGTTCGCGCAATGGGAATGGCGTAAACTCTGCTGGCGGAACGCCTTGCACACGGTCCCACCCGTGCAATGCCAGCCCTAACGCCATCACGCCGTCGTCGTGGAAACCAGAGGGCGCTTCATAGCGGACGCCCGAGGCGGTATAGGTAAACTCAAACGCTTCTAGCTCGGCAATCAGCCAGCCATCGGGCAGTTTTAGCTCGTCGCTCTGGAATGCGGCGACCAATCGCTGCATCAAGCGCAGTTTGGACGGCTGGGTGAACACATGGGGGCTGACATTCACCCCCATCTGCTGCAAATCCGCCACAATCGCATCGCCGACGCCCGTGGCATCGGCCACAATCGGGGTTTGGCCGACCATTTGGCGAATTTTGTCCTTGGTCGTTGCCCACGGCGCTTGCCACCGCTCTAGCGTGACGACTCGGCGGAAGGCGTCGAGGCCAACGACGACGGTGAAGTCCAACGAACGCGCCAAGTCCACGCCGTAGACGACGGGTTCGGCCTTGGGCTGTCCATCGTCGGGGGCAATGCTGCGTCGGATGGCGTCCAAACCGAAGGGGTTCGCGCCATCATCTGTCGGAACGCCCTCGAACTCCTGCGCGAAGATCTCTGGGGGAAGTTCCTTACGCGCCAGTTCCACTTCTTCCGCTGGGATGTATGGATTTTCCAGCGTCGGAGCGCGAAAGCTCTGCCAATCCGCATCGTCGCCCAGTCCTCGGTTGAATAGGACCACAAATCCGTGGCGACGACCTTTTGGCGTCCCCAAAATCAAGGCCCGACCCTTCAAGTCCACGAGCGTCGGACGGATCGCGGCTTGCCAGACCTCCAGCAAATCGCGCACAATCCCCGCCTCGTCGATCACCACCAGCGAATATTTACGCCCACGGGCCGGATCGGGCGTGTCCAGCGTCCAGACCTCGATAATGCCGCCCGTGACCAGCTCTAGCCGTTTATCTTGCTCGGAAACACGAGCCGTAACGGGGGCCAGCCGGTCCACGATTTCTCGCCACGCCTCTAGCGCGAGCTTGTAGCTGGGGGCAAACCAGCCAGCGGGGTTCCCTGCTAGCGCCACATCGCAGATTTCTCGGATGCCACAGGCGGACTTGCCCCACCGACGCCCGCACATGACCACGCGGAACCGTGCGGGGTGGGTGGCAATGGCCGCTTGCCCCGGATGACGGCGGTGAAGGCGCACGACGGTTTCGGTTCCGCCCTTGTGCTTGCCCTTGGCGCTTGCCATCAGCCGAACCGCTCCCGCATCCGGGCGCTGGCGATCGCATCACAGACCGCCTCGACCAGCTCGTAGTTCATGCCATTTGATAATCCGGCATCATCCAGCGCCACATGGCACAACTCGTGGAACAGGACGCGCCACTGGTGCCGCTTGGTGGCCGTCTTGTCGAGCGTAATGGTCCGCGTGGACTCGTCCCAGATGCCCCAGCACTCGTCCCCATCGGGGTGCTTGATTTTGGGCGACAGAACGACCGCGACATCCCCACCGGGAGCCATGATGCCCTTGGGCAGCGCCGGGAAACTGACCGACTTCTTGGACGGGGCCATGTTAGAGGGGCTGCGCGGTGACGGTTTTGCCCAGCGCCGCGATAGACGCTTGGCCACGAACGACGTTTACCAGTTCGACGCCATAGAGTCCGGCCTCCTCCCCGTGGCTGACAATCGCAAAGCCGTTCGTCCAGTTCGGGGCGGAGACATAACTCGGGTTGAGGTCGCACATACAGCCGATTTCGTAGGCGCGGCGGACCTGTTCAGGCCGGAGGCCGACCGCTGGGATGCGCTCTAAGCTGCTGCCCATGCGGTGCGTATGGCTGTGCATCACGCTGCTATGCCACTTTTCGGCATGACCTCGGGCTGAATACGCCGCGTGTTTCCGCACCATGTCGCCGTGGATCACCAGCAGCTCGTCCGCAATCAGCGCATGGTCTTGCAGCCGGATCGGACACCACTCCGGGTAGAACCATGTCTCGTACCGCAGCAGTTCCTCGGCCTTCGGATGGCCGTACAGCAC